TACCTACAGGTAAATTTGCATTAGCTGTTGCGTTTAGCGTACATATCGATGTTTGTTTACCAGTTGGCTTGTACCCAACAAGGTTAACAATCTTATTCATATTCTCATAAAGAGTAGCTTGCGAAAATGTAGATTCAGACGCTGTTGTATTGAGGTAGAACATCAATACATGGTATGAGTAAGCTATTATGTCAATAATAGAAGACAGGTTACTGCCATCATAGATTTGATCAGTAAAATTCTCATTTGTATTGAGTCTCTTAATGATGAAGTCCTTTAGCGTAAGTGCATCAAATGTCACATAAGCGTCTTGAGGTAGTTTATAATCGATGTTTTGTTCTGGTCTTGACATAGTTAGTAGTATCCATTACTGTTAAGTGCATTCTTCAACGACACTCCGTATATATTTAGCGATGGTATATCAATCTGTAGTGTTATATCGTACTGATTGTTATCCGGATCTGGTTCAACTAAAACACCGTTTACTGTTACTCGTGGTTCAAATCGCGGTAAGTTATTAAAGATATCATCTCTTATGAAGAAAGCAGTATCAGATGTGATAGGTTCAAATAAGTACTGCCTTAAATCAATACCATACTCTGGGGACAAAATCTTCTGTCCAGGTGATGTAAGAAAACAGGTCCTAATACTGTTCTTTACAGCGTCGAGATCAAATAAAGCTAATACATCATTTAATTTGGCTCTTGTATTGAGTTGATTATTGTATGTATAACCACTTTCTAAGTCGAGTAATAGATCTTTATACAGAAAACCTTGGTCTAGCGAGGCCTCTTTCTGCTTAGTTGGAGCAATATTTGTAAGCTTTAAACTTATCACTCCAATATTTATAGATTAACACTACTTATTACCAGTCAGAACAAGCAGCAGCGCGTGGGGTTCCAGGCTTAGCACTTGAACACTTGTGTCTTGCTCTAAATGACTTACGTCTCTTTGGATTGGACTTTTTGACTCTCATATTCGGGTCACCCCAGTGGATTCGCTTGTAGCCTTTACCATCTGGGTTCTTCACACACTTAGTATACTTTTTACTTTTAAGGGGCGATGAAGCTTTTTTGGTAGCTCTAGTACATCTTGATCCTTTTGATGCTTCTGTTAGCAGCTCGTCTACTAGTTTGTCGAATTCCATATATTTATTTATCATCCAGCATAAATATTCTCATGACAAGTCGTAAGAAGTTCGTTACCTTATATGAGTCTTATATGAGAAGATATCAACGTGGTGGATTCCAAGTTGGTGATGTGTTTGTTTTTAATAAAAATTTTAAGAATGATGAGAGTTATAAAAGCCTAGGTCAAAACATTAAAGATCATATTGATCAGATGATTGAGACTGGTCTACATATTAGAGTAGTTAACATTAAAGATACTGCCCCTCAAAGATATCCTGCCAGTGATGCAGGTGCATCGCTGGCAGTAAATCTCGATCTCGCAGTTGATACTGGTGGTGGTAGATATATGCATTATGTAACTATTCCATGCTGCCTTGGCGAGCCTGTTACTTATGGTCAAAATCTTCCACCTATTCCTGACGCTATGAGACGTCATGACCGAGTTAATATCAAGCCAGAAGAGTTTGTTGAAGATGAAGAACATCCTTCAAATAAATCAGAGCGTAAACTTGCTAAGAAAAATACTGTACTTAAGTATACTAAAGAGCCATACACTGTTAACTACGTCAAGGACTTAAAGAAATAATAATTTTATGAAAAAATCGACTAAGAGAGATACAGATATGCTTATGGAGGCCTATGATGAAGTACTTTTACATGAGCGTAACTGGAAAAAAATGCTAGCTACAGGTGCTATAGCTGCTACTATGGGTATAGCTAACGCGCCTAATGCCTCTAAATTTGGAGAATATACTCCTAAGCAATCTATTACGTTAAGTGATAACCTATTTACAAATAAAAAAGCGGATATTTCAGGCGAATCTGTAGCTATTAATTCGATTAAGGTTTTAATTGAAAAATCGCTTGATGGTGTTGCGAGTAACCTCGTCGTAGGTGTTATTAAACAATCAGGTACAGCTTCTGGGTCAGAAGCTGTAGTATTTGAAGTGGGTGGCACTGTTTTAGCTCATTCGCAAGAAGAGGCTGATAGTAAGACGGCGAATATTATAGCTTCTATATTAAAAGACAGAGATATTAAGGTAACTGGTCTAACTGGTACTAATGGTCAGCCACTTAATTTAGAAAACACTCGTCAAAAATTTAAAATAAAAATTCGATTCGGGGTAGATCTGCGAAGTTTTAACTAATAATCTGTAACGATACATATAAATAATAACATGAGAAAATCTGATAATCTACTCCTTGAAAGTGCATATAGTTCTGTATTGCTTAAGTCGCAGTTGTCCAACTTAACTGTTAGACAACTAGAAATCGTTATTGAAAACGCATCCCCGTATGAGCTCGATGTTATCGAAGAGCTTTTCGGTGGAATAAAAAGCTTGTTTAAAGCAGGTCAAAAAGGTGTACAAGGCGCTGCTACAGCTGTTAAAGGAGCTGCACAAGATGCTGCTTCATCTGCTAAAAACGCCGTTCAAGGTGCTGCTACCGCTGTAAAAGGTGTTGCACAAGGAGCAGCTCGTGCCGCTACTGCTGGTGCACAACAAGTAGGTAAAAACGTTAAGAACCTTTACCAAACTGGTGAAGCAGAAGCAGCTGCTGAAAAAAGAAAGCAAGAAGTTGCAAAATCTGTCGATATGATGGTACAACAACTTGAAGCTTTGAAGCAAGCTAATCCAAGAATCGGTCAGGAGATTGGTGATATTGCAGACATGACAGTCGGTCAAATTCAATCCTTAGTTAAACGTGGATTAGAGTCTAAGCAACGCGCTTCTCGTGCAGCAGGTAAAACAGGATTCTTTGGTGGTGCTGGAACAGCAGCAGCTAACGCTTATAAGCAAGCCTAACACCCCTCAAGTGCTATCCAGCACGCAAAACAGTTAATTTCGTGATCACTCACGAAGCTAGCGCGATAGAGATGCTCTGCAATAATTGCGATCATCTCTTTCTTTTTGCCTTCTGGTATAACTCTATCGTAGATGTAGTTAAGGAAGTCCTTCATAAGAGTATCATAGTCGCCATAGAACTGCTCTTCATTTTCAATAAGATACTTACGTAGCTCGATTACCTGTTTATTAGTAATATTATCAAAAATACGAGTAAGCAACTCGTTACTAGTATTAATCTTCTCAATAGCTAGTTCACCACTGATACAGTTCTTCTGAACCTCGTTAATACACTTTCTCAAGTCAGGGAAATTACTCTTAACTAGCTCGACAAACTTCTTCTTTTGATCCTCAGCTATAGTAATACCTTCTTTCTTGAGGATAGAGTATACAAATCTAACCCCATCATCGAGAGTAGGTTTAATATCTAATAGCTGGCATCGTGACTGAATAGCTGGAATAATCTTATGCTTATAGTTCGCTGTAAGAATAAAGCGAGTATACTTAGAGTACGACTCCATAGTATTACGCAATGCAGCTTGTGCATTCGAGCTAAGAAAGTCAGACTCATCAAGAACAACTACTTTGATACCACCATCGAACGATTTCGTCTGAGCGAAATTCGATACCTTTGTACGAATAGTATCAATACCATTCTCGTCAGAGGCGTTAATGTATAGATAGTCGCAATCTAGTACCTCCTTAACAATTACCAATGCAGTAGTAGTTTTTCCTGTACCAGGACTACCTACAAACAATAGATTAGGAATCTCTTCACCAAAACCCTGAATGATCTCCCTAACTCTATCAGGGAGAATAACTCCCTGTAGAGTTTGAGGACGATACTTTTCACACCAAATACCTCTAAGATCTAAACTCATAATTATTTACCAGAAGAACCAAATCCATTTGCACCACGGTCAGACTCTACTACTTCACCTTCTGAAATATTGACAATATAGTTGCGATATACAACAAATTGTGCAATCCTATCGCCTTTTTGAATTTCATAGTCATTGTCGGTAAGATTATACAATTTAATACCTGCGTTAGAGCGATAACCTGAATCGATAATACCTGGATGAGGAGCGATACCATACTTAAAGCCGAGACCGCTTCTACCTTCAACACGAACCCAGAAACCTGGTGTAATATCTGCAAAGTCGAGACCTACATCAACTACAGCACTTCCTCTCGCAGGAATAATCTTTGATTCAACGCTATATACATCAAAACCTGTATCTGAATCGTTATTTTTTGTTGGTAACTTAGCATCAGGGTTCGTACGCTTAAATTTAATGTTAGCATCTACACGGCGAATATTAATGTTATCGGAAGGCATTATATACTCGAAACTATCAGTTACTGTTAAAGTATTTTCTGTTTGCATGCTATTATTATACGTATAAATACATAGAAGTCAATAAGTATTTTATATGGAAGATTCAATCGATGAAGCAGTAAATGATATCCTGTCGCAGCTCAATGATACAACTGCGTTATCAAGAAAGGTACCTCAAATAGAAGATGAACTTCAGAAGGAGGATCTCGAAAAGTACATTATATCGACATCGGGTAAGCTTATCAATAAAACACTTGGTATTATTGATAATGTCCAAGATTATATTAGCTCAGCACCTGAGGCGAAGGATGTGACAGCACTAGCCGAGCTTCTCAAAGCTGCATCAGCATCTATCGAATCACTAAACAAGGTATATACATCTATCGAGCGTAATAAGACCGTAAAAGAGGTCAAGCAAATGGATATTAGCTCCAGAGAGAAAATTAACACTCAAGATAATGCGGCATTTCTAATATCAAGAAAAGAAGTTATGAAAGAGCTTCTAAGAAAAGCAGATAGTATAGACGCAGATATAGTTGACATCTAACCTTTCGTAATCGGCTCCTCTTTCGGCTTACTGGTATCACCTAGTTGTCCTTGTACTGTATGAAGCTTTAGTTTAGTATTCATAGAGTCTCCTTTAATTTCAAGCTCAAATTTACGAGACTCGTCATATTCGAATACATTACCAATTAAATCAGTGCTTAATATTACAGATTTAGTTTCGCCTAACGACTGATACTCTGATAAACGCTGAACAACATACTGAGTCGATGTGTTCGCATTTATTTCTTTACTAAAATAATTGACAAGCTTATTAAACTCGTACAACCTGTAAGTCTCATTGCCTAACACAGTTTTTACCTCGTTAAACACTCTTTCAGACGCAGCTTGAATATTATTCCACGATGTTGTATCTGCAACTATGTATGATCCATGAGGGTCATTGTTGGTAGCAGATGATGAAGCTCCTCGAAGTGAACTATCTAGTATTAAACTACCAAGAACATTAGCTTTATAGATTGTATTAACATTGTCTGTTAACTCATTATATGTTTCTAACACAAACTCAGGCACCTTGTTTAGTGTAACAACGCTTGGATCAAGTATAACAGTATTACCGATATCAGCAATAGGTGTTTGTGTGATAGACCTGTTAAGATTACCTTGAGTACCGAGGATGTCTGGTGTATTACTCCAGTATGGCTTATCAGAGACTAGTGAGCTTAAGAAGGATTTAAGTGGACCGTTTTTAAGCTGTGTTATATAGTAAATGATTGTGTATTCATCTACTGTTTTACCAAGCTCGCTTAGACGATCAACAAAAATCTTTAACTGCTTTACTCCAGAGTGATAGATCTTCTTAAAGTTCTCCATAAGAGTCTTATCTTCATCTGAAAAATTTCCTAGAGTATCAATATTACCAATAAGCTCTTCAGACTGTTTTTTAGTTAAAAGAACAGCTCTTAAACGTTCAACCTTTTTTGACAACTTATACATCTTGATCGTTATTACCAGTTTTATATGATGGCCCTGCAAATGTCTTTACAGCTTTAATTGTGTTCCTATATGTAGAGCCTAATTTTATATGTTCGACTCCTGTTACAAACCACCTACCAAGGAGAAGAGGGCTTTTCGCTTCTTTCTTCTGAAGGGATATATCAATAAATGTACCTGGTTGTCTAGCTAAGTTTCCGTTAGTTGTAATCATTATTTGATTGTTGCGAAATATAAAATCGTTAATCATATTTGCTTTTACTATATTTACATTATCAACTCGGCTATACGGTAGCCGATATGTCTTAAATTCACCTTCTAGTTTTTCCTTTGTCATAGGAAGATGTCTTACAGGTTCACCGTAAGACATTGGAAACTTTTTTACAAACTTCTCTTCCCATTCAGTTCTCACATCTTTAATACGAAGCTGGTCAATATAATTTATACCTAGAATGTTATCGTAACTTATTACATTCGTATTCATAAAAAATTGATTAGAATCATCAACACTATACTTATCGAGTGATATACTAGTAACATTGCTTATATTTCTATCAGACGGGGTATCACGTGGAGTGTCAGGATTATCCTCGCTACCTATTGGAAAATCTTGTTTAGTTAATATCTCACCTGAATGAAACGCTTCTATTAAGAGTTCGCTATTCTTCTCAAAGTAGTCCTTACTAATTGTTTTAAGTGAATACTTACCATCTCTTTCTTTTGAAAGAATTCCCTTTACAGGTGTATTGCCATCCTTAAAGTAATAATACTGCAATAGGTAATATATAACATCGATATACCTATAATTAACAGATGGTACAAATGGATCTGTTGAAGTTAATATAAAGTCTCCATCTTCAAATATCTCTTCATCAGCATCGTCTGTCTTTATCTCAAATTTAAACTCTTTGAGTATATCCTTTATAATTTTACCAGCTTTACCGCTATATGCGCGACCATACGGGAATTTGTGCAATAGCATAGATTCATGGTTATCTATAAAGTAGAACACTTTAATATTTTTAATAGGTGTGCTATCATTTACTATGTTTTTTTCACCTATTATAGTGAATGTAGAGTTTATCTCAACGCTGTTAGCTTCATCACGTAAGAAGATATCAATCTTATCTGAACCATCTCCTCTGAAGATAAACTTACTATCTATAAAATTAGATGGATTCGCGATAGTGATCGCACCATCTGGAAATGGGTCAAATAGACTCTCTTCATATAATAAGTTCTGTACCGCTGAGTCCTTAAATGAAAACTCTTGACCTGTACCATTGTATATCTTATACTTGTATTGGTACGTTGCTCCATTTAGTTTAGTTAAAGTGTCTTCCATTACCTTGTGTTATTTTAGTTATTTGACTTAGCACTAGTGATAGATACTCAGGCTTAATATACTCTATTTGAACACCTCCTGAAACAACGAATCTATTTGCCTCAAGAGTTTTTTTGTTTACTAGAAACAAAAGCCACCAGAGCTTTATATCGCCATATATTTTGTAAGACAATATAGTTAAGGGCATATTTGACCTTACAGTATAAAAGCTAACAAATTCGTCATCTATAGTATCTGGTATCTCAATCTTCTTAAGAATATTATAGAACAGAAATTCCTTTGTATTTTTTTCTGTTTTATACAGCTTGAAAATTCTTTCGTAAGCAGTTATGCTTAAAGAACTTAGAGATTTGATATCAGATTGATAGTTACCTAATTGCATAATAATAATATTGTTATTCTAACCCTTGATTATCAGAATACTTACTTTTTAATTCTCTTGACTCTGTGTATAGAGATGTGAAGGTGATTGTTACTCTGTAACCTTCAGGTACCAGTTTACCAGCTAGGTATTTTCTCTGTCCTACAAGTTTTACATCAACATTAGCTGATGCCCAACTAATATATCTGTATCCTGGAACCGTTACTTTCCACAAAGCTGCAGGCTCTACGATAAGACCTGATGACCTACTCAGTTTATTTATAGTTATTAATTTTTTAACAAGCTTGTAGTTTTTCTCATAATCGCCTTCATTAATTGTATTAATTAATGAAAACTCAATACCAACTGAACCCTCTCCTAACTCTGCGTAGTTAAAGAATTTTGGTGGCTCGTATAGCGAGCCTGGCGAAGTAATGTTTGCTTGAAACTGTCCTACCGCTGTTTGAACATTAGCAGCTAATTGACTTACAACTCCTACAGTTTGTAATGAAGCAAGCCCTTGCGTTCCATTAGTAGATCCAACATAATTATCTGACCACGATGTACTAATCTGTCTAACATCATCACCAAAATATGGAAAAATCCAACCATCTTTTATAGCATCGCGTTCACTCTCTATAGGGTGGAGGTTTTCGTAGTAGCTAACACCATCTGTAGATGTAATCGAGTTACCCCACGTTGAGATTTGATTAAGTACATCACTCTTCAGAATTAAGTACGATGTAGCAAATATACGCGGTACCTCGTTCAACAACGGACCGGTCGCTGTTGTCCACTTATACTGGTTATTAGCAGCTATGTTGTAGATACTCACAATAATATTTAGACAGGAGATAGTGTATAAGGTGATGAACTATACATGCTTCTACTTGTTTCAGATCCAGAATTAACTCTGTCGCTTGCAGATGATATATTAGTAGGTCCTCCAGGTGTGTTATTAATTACAACAGGCTTAGCCTTTTCTACAACGCCTAGTTGCATTTTTGATGTTCTGAGCAACTCAGATAGTATCTGCGTCTGTTGAATTATAAGACTGTTCTGACTTGTTAAGTCAATCGATGCATTCTGCGATTGTTCTCTCGCATCACTTGTAGCTATCTTTTCTGCTTCCTTTGCTTTCAAGCTAACCTCCTTTGTAACAATGTCGCCTGCTGCTCTCGCTATACCTAATGCTTTTGGTTGCTCAGGTACAAAAGATGGCGGAGGTGTTGTGAGCTGAGGGTCAGTAATAGCAGGTGTTGAAGGTTGCGGGGCTTGCGCCTTATTATCTGTTTTATCCCCCTCTTTTTGAGTTTCACGTCTGACAAAATCCTTAGAGCTCATTTGCATATTACCCTCGAGTGAAGTAAATGTATCTGCTTGCCTGTCATATCTCCACTTCTTACCAGTTTTATCATTGTAAAACTTCATTTTCGAAGGACCGGAATCAGCAGAGTTCCATACTTTGAGTTTTTCTTCTAGTGTATCTATTTTACCTGTCTTATCAGTATCATACTTCGCAGTTTTTTCTTGAGATTTTTCTTCAGCTACTTTTAAATTAGCTTCTGATTTAGCAGCAGCTCTTGATGACTCAATAAGATCATAAGTTGCAAGACCAATAGCTGAACTGGTCTCAAGAGGAGATAGTACTGCTTTTCCTAAAGTACCGAAAAAGTCTTTTTGATAATCAAGTGATTCAGCTGTTGCTCTTAAATTCTCTCTACCAGTCTCCGTTGATAGTTTTGTTACTGCAGTAACTCCATCAACAGCTAGTGCTAGTGGTGCTGCAACTTTACCTACTACTTTACCGACAGAGCCGACTACAGAACCTACCTTACCTAACGCTGGCGCTATAGACCCTATGGCGCTGCCTAAACCGCCTAGAATACCGGCAGCTTTTCCTGTACCACCTACGCCTTTCGCAACATTTGCTATCTTTGAACCTATATTTAGAACCCTTGAACCTATCGAACCAGCCTTTGGTACAGTTTTTGGAATTAATGTAGGTACTTTCGGTACCGATACTTTCGGTACTTTTGGAGTTACTTTAGGCGCAGTAGGCGTAGGTACTCTCGGTACTTTTGGTACCGATACTTTCGGTACTTTTGGTACCGATACTTTCGGTACTTTTGGAGTTACTTTAGGTAAACGTATTTTACTTAGCTTTCTTCTTGCTAACCGTGGAAGCGTTCTTGGTGCTCTTCTTAGTCTTCTTAAGAATCTCTTTGGTTTCCTAAACCCGAACCCGTCCATTATATCCATAATACTGTCAAGTAGTCCTCCAGTATCACTATCTTTTTTATCCTTAACTCTAGTACCTGAAAACGATTGTTTTCCGGGCATACCGAATTCTGATTGACGTATTAATGTCTTTTCCTTCTTATCAACTTTCTTTGTTAAATTAAAATTATACTGCGCTTTTGCTAAGATAGTGCCTATTTCATAAACCCTTGTTCGCTCATTACTGGTTAGCCGCGGATTAACAGATCTCGCACCTATACCAAGGGTCGAGCCTGGTCCAGGAATAACATTTTTTTCTGCTAACTGTTTTGTACTACTATCATCAGATTGAGTACTATCAGTTAATCCTTCTAGCCGAGTAGTAAAGAATTGAACGATTTCAGCTAGTGTTTTGACATTAGATGTGTCTTGTTTCACATCTTTATTTATTAAACGCTAAAGAATTCGCGATCAATAACTAGTATATGTTCATCTACAGTTAATAGCTCAAGCTCATTTTCTTTAAATTCCTCAATATAACTCACTACGCCCTTAGTACACATGATAGGTAGCTTATCAAATAGTCCAAGTCTATCAGATACAGTGAGATCACCTAATACCAATACTGTACCATCTATAGTTAGTGATTTAATGTATTTGAGCACCTCTAACGAATAAATGAGACGAGTGTTATACTCTTCATCTCTTGTTAGATTAACTTTTAGATAATCAAGTAAGACAATTTCATCTTTAAGATACGGCATCTCAATGGATATTAATAGGTTACCAGTCTTAATATCTTTAATAAGTTCAACACCGTTAACCCATTTTAAGTCTGATGTTAGTTCAGATAAATCAACATCGCCAAAGTAATTATCTATAGATATATTACGTAATTTAATTGCGAGATATGCTCTGTCACACAAACGAGCCTCAGGAACTGCTTCTGTAATTATCTCATTAAGAGTCTTCGTAAAACCTATCAACTCGTACTCGTCAGTAACACCTTCTGTTAAAAGTTTTTTTTGTTGAATTATGTTAAGCGGAGTTATATTTACTTCTTTGCCTGATGAAGGAAGTTTGACAGACGCGGCTGGAGGAGTAAGTGCTGCGACTTTATCAAGAAATGACTGGAGATCTACCATACAGACTATTTATATTGCTTGAGTCGAATGGCTACCAGTACTGTAGATTTCATCTACATAATATTCGATATCAGACATTGTAGATTTATAAAGTATATCAGAACTTATTCGCTTTGAAAGGTATAGCAGTATCTCTCTACAGTAATGCAGGTCATATATACTATAAAGATTTTTTATTAACTCGTATGGTTCTGATGTAAGAAAATCAATTGAGATGCGTATATTTCTTTTTGGTGACTCGAATAACACGTATTCCCATTGAATACTTTTGTAGAACTCTCTTACTAGCTTAAACGTTGATGGAGGTAATTTAGATACTACAGATAGTTGATCAGACTTCGGTAGTGTATCGAAGCAAATAACATTGTTTTGTATATCTATAGTTTTAATTGTTTCTATAAATGTATCATCATTACTATTTCTTATCAATGTACTCGGAAGTGTGAATGTTATAGAGAGTAACCCATCTGTAACAGTTTTTTCAACACGATTTATTCCGTCAAAACATTTGAATAAGTTTGACATATTTAAATCGATATATCCATCGTTATCTCTTATACGAACTTTCTCGCTAAGCCACAACTGACGAGCTTTTAATAGTACAAAAAATTTATCTACAATACAGAGTGATTTGATCTCGAAATGCTCAATAAGATACTTAAACATACTCTCGTCATCATTTTCATAAGAGAGTCTTGCAATATCGATTACATTATTAAACAAGAATGGTTTAACAGTAAACGGCTTTTTTGCTATGGGTAGATGTATAGTAAACATTATTACGCAATATTTCCGGTGTCATTAATTACATCACCTGTAAAGTACCCTTGCATTTCTAAGGGGTATCTAACCTTATAGTTTAGATAACCAAATGTAATAGTTTTGACACTGAATTCATCGCCTGTGTAGTTTAGTGTTACCCCTTCAGCGTTAGTAGGAAACGCACCATAGAACGTATATTCTTTACGCATTTTCATTTTTCTATCATACTGCGTTAGAGTGATAGTAGATCTCAATTTACCTCCTAGTAACCCATCGATACCTAGTGCAATAATCCATGGTCTAAAGAGCATTGTCTCTATATCTGCATTAGTTTCAAGAAAATTAATAGAAACATTTCTCTGTAAGAAATCAACACGTTGCGATATACCTTGACCGGGCATAAATGCACCTCTGCTACTATCTACACCAATAGATACAGCTTCTATTTGCTCTCCTGGTATAGTAAAATCCTGCGCTACAAATATATTGTTATTATTTGCATCAGTCCAATCTAAAGGAGATTTGGCTACCCATGCTCCGTAGTCTGCCTTACTTAATGTTGAATTTATATTGTCAGCTAACCCTTGAGGTTCATCGATAGTTACGGTCCATAAAAACGGTAATGGTATTGAAAACTTATCAAATGTAGAAAATACCGTTAAAAACGAGGGAACTATGTTACTCATACAGTTATTTATACAAAAAAAGCGCCACGGAAACCGTAGCGCTTTAACTTTAGTGCTTATTAAATTAAGCACTAAAGTCTTGATAGAAGTGGTAGGAGAAAGTAACCGGGAAGTTAAGTATTTCACCTGTACCATCAGCGATCTCATGTGAAATCTCTCCGATATTTCTTATAGAAGCACCAACGAGGGTAATGGTTGATATTTCTTCTAGATCTTTATTAAGCACAGAAAGAGTGATTGTGTCACCTGTCCCTGGCATATAGTAGTCACCTGTTGAAGTATCATTGTTAAATACAGCGCGCGATGCTTGTTCGAAACGCTTTCTCAAGTCAATATTCTCTTCGTGGTAGAAGTTAATTGAATAGCCTTCAGAATTATCATAAGATGATTTTCCTGGAACGTTAAACTGCTGACCAAAGTAATTAACAGTTTTATTTTCAATTGTCCTACCAGGGAGTGCTGCAGATCTTGCATACACAAGATCTGACTCACCGTTAAAAACAGCATTACCTGCAAGATTAATTTGTTTGACTCTAAACAAGAAGTCTCTTGCAAATTGTCTTCTTTGTGCTTGCTGGAAGAATGTTTGGATTGTAGTTGCCATATATTATTATTTATGAGTTAGTTAGATTAGCCACCGATAATTTCACGGAAGTTGGTGTCTGTTCTAGTTGCTATGAAGTTGAGAAGGATAAACTCGCTAGCACGTACAGGCTTGATGTAGAAATCAACTACTAGCTCGTTATTATCAATAACTTGCGGAGTATTGTTTCTTTCATCGCATACAATCAAGTAGTCATATACACCTTCTGTGTTCTTAGCTCTATCAAAGATAGGCACAAGAGCATTAACAAGTCGTGTACGGGTAAATGTTGTATTAGGTTCGAATACGAAGAACTGAGATAGTTTCTTAGAAGGTCTTTCAAGTGCAAGGAACAATCTACGAACATTGATTCTATCGAAGGCACTTGGCTTACGATTGAGTGTCTTCTGACCATAGATTACATTACCTTGTGCTGGGAAGAATGCAACAGGGTTAATATTAGTTTTGTATAGCTCATCGCGTTGCTTCTGATTAGGAGTAGATGCAAGCTCAAGAACATTAGTTACAAGACCATTGGTAAATCCAGCAGGTGCAATCCATGGGAATCTAGCTGCATCAGTACGTGCATAAGCAGCTGCAGCGTAGCCGGAGAACGGTACCCATACTTGTTGACCAGAGCTTGGATCATATGTCTTGCTCCAGTTTGCATAAGTAGCTGCATATGATGTATTAGCAGTAGAGTACAAGTGTCTCAGAGCCCAGTAAATATCTCTCTGATAGATTGAGTTCTTATTAGCTGCTATCTTATTGTTAGTACCAGTAACGAAGATATGACGTAGTGGGTCTGCAATAAAGATACAATCACCACGACCACCACCGACATAACCAGGTGAGCAGAAGTTTGCAAACTTGTTGAAGATTGTCATGTAGTTATTACGAAGAGTAGCACCATCGTTGCTAGGTGTACCAGTTGTTCTTAGACCAGATACTTGAGTAGCAAGGTTTGTGTTATAGTTAGTCTCGTCGTAGTATGCAGTTTGAGCACCAGAAGCAGCAGCGTAGATTGTACCTAAGCCAGCTTCAACAACAACGTCTAACTCGTAGATATCATCATTAAGAACCGAATCAAGTGCACGATCAAGCTTAGTTGGAATATCTCCAAGATCTTTTGTATTAGCTGCAACACCAGTGTAAGCACCTAGCGGGTAAAGGTTATCAGCAAAACCTAGAGTAGCAACAAGAGCATTAAGTGTGCTTGTTGATACACCTGAAGTCGTCTGATTGTTGTTATCGATAAGCGATTTTGTCAACACACGAACTTTTTTAAGTGGAACACCATCTACACCTAAAGAAGATGTACCAAGTCTGTTAGAGATAAAATCATTAACAAGAACTGTAGTGTTGCGTGAATTTTCATCAGTACTTTCTAGGAAGTAGCTAATAGCAGGACCACCTTTTTCATCATTGATAGTTTTGAAGTAATCGATCGAACCAACTACTTTTTCATCAAGAACATAATCAAGTTTGAATGCTTCAGTTGAGAAAAGTGATTTACGAAGTTTAAATACACCGATGTTAAGTAAGTCAGCATCTTGTGTTTCGCTTGGTTGATAATCTGTAAGATTCTCCATCACTTGCGAAATACTGTTTGCAGCACCATTAACTGCTGCAGTAAGTTGGAACTGAAGTGTACCAGTTGGAACAGGTATGTATGTTGCTGTAGAAGTTAGGCTTGAGTTAAGCGTATTAACACCTGTAATACTATTAAATGCTGTACCAGGGTTAAGATTGAAGTTATCACCAATACCAATATAGTAACCTTCAAACTGATCATTAATCGCTGTTTGTGATTTATTAAGAATAACAACACCAGCTTTACCAAGATCGCTTAGATTGCTGAACGATGTACTTGCTGAAGCAGACCATGTAAATGCAGATCCCTCGATTATTGACTGATACTGAGTATCAGTAAGTTCCATGTGTGTAGGTGAACCTAAAACATATGTACCTGCAGAAACACTAAGGGTGTTTGTTGAAGCATCTACATTAGGACCTGTAGCAACACTATAAGCATGCCCTGTAGGTATATTTGTGAATGAATAGCTTACTGTAGTTGGTTGATTTGTTCCGAGGTCATATGTTAGCACTGCTCCTGCAGAAACAAATGTTGCTGCTGTGTCAAGTGCTAATATACTTGAAGAAATTGCATTTATAAGAGAGCTTTGTGTAAACGATCCACTGCCCGCTAAATTAACATAACTGTCATATGATGAAAGTAAAGGACTAAATCCTGTAGAGCTAAAGCCGAAAGTTTTAGTGCTACCGTTAGAGATAGTTAAACTAAAGGTAGCTGCTGATAAGCTAGCTGCAGTTGATGTTGAATCACCTACATTAAAAGTGTAGCTGCTAATGCCTGCCACTACTGATTTCGCAGGATAAACAAGTGCGGAGTACTTTGTTGCAAATCCATTACCGCTTCCAAGGCCGTATGGCAATCTTGATGTATAAATGTTAGAAGGAGAGTTAAGAAGCTCTCTAATTGTATGGTAGAAGTATCTCTCTGCAGAGTTAGTTGGTGTACCGTAGATTAACTCAAGTTCATCACGTGTTGTGATCTTAAGCACTTCATCTGACGGGCCTTGATTCGCAAATCCGGCTACAAATACAGCAGTACCTACATTATTAGGCGCTACAATTGATAAATCGCGCTCCCTTACTTCAACACCAGGAGATAAAATTGTTCTAGTTGACATATACAATTATTTATACGTCTTTAGGATCTTTTTTATTAAAACGCTAGCTTATCTACATGCATCTGCGAGTATACAAACGTGAAGCCACTTACTATCTCACCAGATTCTTGGTAGTTGTAATCGATAGCATTAATTGATGTAGGAAATGCTTTTGTATACTTAAACGATATACGCCTGTTGTTATACTCATCCAAACCATATATTGTCATATCAGTTTGATAATCATTAAAATTAGAATCTATCCGGATGTTGTCAGCGTTATATCTACCCTCTTGTTGATCGTGTAATAGATTTAACCACTGATAAATTACCCAGTAGTTATTATATTCATTATCAATAGTAAACTTAACATTAACAGGAGGATAAGAATTCTTAGAGTGAGATGATACATACAATGTGTTACCAGCATATCTATTCTCTACAGCCGGCACGGTAATTTCTGGCACCATTGAACCAAACACTGCGAACTGAACAGCATCAGGTTTAACTGATCTACCATCTTCCTCACTATTTATTGTTTTAGAGAAAGTCTTTAGAATAGGAGGTACATCGAACACGAGTAAAAACTTATCTACTCGTGACTTGTTTAATATAGATTGAGGAAGAGTGTTAATCATCTTTTTTTATTTATACAGCTGTCCATCCTTCCTGTTGCAACCATTCCATTTCAGCAACCTGATCAGAATCGCCCATACCGAATACAATTGGTGATAGAAATGTATTATTCTCACCTACTACCTCAAAATCATTATATATAGATGTAGGATCTTCAAATAAAGCAACCCCGTAATCGATAGACTGTAGAGCTGACGGCTTGCCAAACTCATCCACTTCAACTATCTCAAAGTATCTCTCTGTAATTTCCTTCTCGAGAACAAATAGAGCCCACATCGACGACATTACTCTGTCATCATTATAGCCCGATTTTGCTCTCCATACACCGTTAGGATATCTAACAAAGTCTTTAAATTCTTTAAGTGTCTCTATATCTCTAAAGGTTACAGTTCTGAGCTCGTTAACAAAGTACCTCATATTACGTACACCTATTGATTTGGTATTAGTGTGTGCAATCATACCCATTTGAGGCTTCGTTCTTCCAGCAACTTTAGCCCCATGAGAAACTACCTTAGTGTATCCAAGGTCAAATGCAAGTCTATCAACAACTTGAGCTCCGCAGTTATTACGCTCAATCAAAGCTAGAGGCGATCCCCAGTTCTTAAGTATAGTATGGAGCTTATTAGAAAATTCGAGAGGAGGAATATTTCTATTATGGTATACAGCTACTTGTTTAATATCTCTAAGGTCAGTTATATCAAATAGCTGTATGACGCTAGCGTCGAGACCTACACCTTCAGAAATATCAACACCAGCGATATAAACCTTAGATGCATCTGGCTCTTCCCATATTTTATAATGTCCTTCATCTAATATAATAGGCGCAATTGAGCAGTTTTGAGCCATATCTGCAAATAATGCCTGATCTATAGAAGACTCTCCAGATGATAGGAACTGGCAATTAAACTCCTGCTCCCAGTCTTCTGCTGATCCGAGAGTCTTTTTCGTAGTCTCAGCCCATTTCTCATCTCTACCAGGTACCTCATTCCATAGAATTTTATCATGAGCCCAGCCATTCTCACCCTTCTCAGCTCCATCATATAACTTATAAAATAAGTTATCAGTACCATTCGCTGTAGAACACACAAATATCTTTGATTTCTTTGATGATGAGATAATCGGGAAGACGGATTTCCAAAATTCATCCATAAGGTGAGGTTCAATGTGACCCATCTCGTCAATAACAACAACATTCACAGACTGGCCCCTAGCTGCAGATCCTGTTGTAGTTGATATACCTATACGACTACCATTATCTAGTGTCATTGAAGTCTTACCATACTCTTTAACACCTGGTTTTAACCAAACAGGTAATTCTTCGAATGCTAGTCGCACACGTTGAAAGATCTCAATAGCAGTAGCCTCTTTGTTAGCTACAAGAAGTATTCGTTGATCGTCACAAAAACACGCTTGCCAGAGAACATATATGGTCATCATCGTGCTATTGTGTGTTGGTATATAGTGCTTACCTGCAAGGAATAGGCTATCATCACTATCTACAGTTATACATCGTACCGGTTGCGATTGAATTAGTTCGACATTTTTAATATAATGCCATTGAGCTCGCAACTTGGTATTGTTTTGCTTATCTCTGTGCTTTATACGCGACTTCTTAAAGCTGAGATAACACACATCCTCTATTGGTGTAAATGTTATCGATTTTGCTGGAGCGCACTCTACACCATTAAGCTTCGGTATATACTCTTTCTCTGTAACTTTGTAGCCTAGACTCTCTACTAACTGTCTTACTTGGTTAACAAGAGTCTTATTCGTATTGTAAAACTGACAAACACCTGTTTTAGATACATATCCATCACTGTCTACTAAACCTTGCAACAATTCCAGTCTTTGCTCTCTACTTGATTGCAAATATTCCTGTGGTATATGTTTATTGTTTATTAAATTAGATTGTTTTAGTATAGCTGATAAGCTTTTAGATTTGACCTCTGTCTGTACGGTTGGTCTCAGTGTGAAAACTTTTGTCCTATATTCTTTTACGATAAGTTTATTAAATTGCTTGTCTGATTGAAGTCTCTCTACTATCTCTGTTATATCTCTCGATCCAACTGTAATACTTCCGCTAGCTGATGCTCCATCCCCTAACCATAGACCTAAAACATAAGGAGATATAGGAAGATCTTTATACACACCATCTATACCTGTAATACACGTTGGAATTCTATGATTTGGTTCATTTCCATATGTGTTGAGAGTCTCAAGTATATCTCTTGTTGTTTTTACACTCCCAGGTATATTATGCCTTCTATCATCTCGCGTCTGCGTAAACCATAAATGTTCGCTATCAGCTACAATTTCATCACCATTATCAAAAGTAATCTTATAACACTCTCTATTGTATAGTGTATCATGAGCCTTAACAACATTGCACGGCTTGCCATTCAGCCCATAAACTTTATCACCATCTTTTAATTCACCCATCGTCGTCCATCCACTAGGCGTCGGTATTGGTGTATCTAGTGCCAGTGCTTTACCGATCTGTCGAGATGCTAAAAGAATAAAGAATCTATTATCGCGCATCTTACGTACAGCTCGCTTTTGACACGAGTGAAGTTTAATTTTCTCTCTACCTCTATCTAGATTAACAATAAAGAAGAAGGATTCTGCGAAATATAAGATGTTTTCTTTCGCTTTTTTTATCTCCTTTATCATCCATGGCTCGTAGCTAATAACTGCATCTGCAGCAGGTAAATTTGGATTTCCGA